TCTGATGAGTTCAAGGCACTGCGCAAGAGTTACGACTCCACGCTGGAGGCTGTGCGCAAGGCCAACACTGACTTGCTTAGTACCAAAACACCATCAGCAACACCTCAAACAAAGCCGCCAAGTGGACAGCCCACTGGTGGCCGAAGCAACGAGCGCGTAATTGATGGTTACATTTGGGAGAGGCAACCTGACGGTTCTTGGTCAAACAGCGGAAGGAAAGCCAAATGACATCGGTCGCTGACTACAACAACAACCCCGGGAACCTGCGGCCTAAGGGCTTTACTTACAAAGGCCAGATCGGGGTTGACGACCGAGGCTTTGCCATCTTTGAAAACAAAGACGCTGGCCGCAGTGCGTTAATTCAGGACATCCGAGCCAAGCAACGACAGGGTCTTAACAACCCCGAAGCGTTCATAAACAAGTACGCGCCAGCAATGGCCGAGAACCCTGAAGAGGGTCGCGAAAACTACAAGATGAAGATGGCTCAACATCTTGGTCTTAAAAGCACGACTGATCCATTCCCTAAAGGGTCTGAGGAAAAACTTGCCGATTTGATTGCCTCCTTTGAAGGCGGTCAGCCAATTGAGCCAGCACAGAAAAAAGAACCGTCAGCCACTGACCCGTTTGCGGGCTACGAGCCAAAGGCCAGAACAGATAGCGGCAAAGACTTGCCGCCCTTGCCAGAACCTGAAGGGTCTAAGACCGAGAAGGTCATGGGCGCGGTTGCTGACGCTGGTGAGTATGTTGCAACCAAAGCGTTGGAGAACCCAGAGATTCCAGCCGCCGCAGGCATTGGGCTTGGCAAGGGCGTCCTTGAAAAGATATTGCAAAGCCCTGAAAAGCATTTGGTTGGTGAGGGCGAGAAGACGCCTCTGCAAGTGCAGGCGGCAAAAGATGCGGCCAAAGCGGCTCAGACTAAAGTTGGCGAAATTAAGCGGGTTGTTTCAGGTCGTGAGCCAATTGATGTTGAGTCCCTCCAGCGTGAATTTGATATGCGCAAGATGGGTAAAGAGTTGATGGAAGATGAGTTGCGTGAAGCCCAGAAAAACTTGAAGGGCTTGCCAAAGACTTATGTCCCGCCAGAAGTCCCTGCCGTGTCAATTGCGGGTGAAGCCGCTGAAGACATTGCGTCTGGTCGCGCCTCTGGCCCACGGGTTGAGGGAGACTCTGGCGTTCGCAATTGGATGAAGCAAGAGGCTGGTCAAAGGCATCAAATTCCAGAAGCAATTTTGGATTTGGCTACAGACAAAACAAAAGACAGCCCAACGGGTGCAAAAAGGTTGATTGAAGAAGACCTCAAGCGTCTTGAGAAAATTCAACAACTTGGTATGGGTGACACTAAATTGGCAACCACGCCAAGCGGTGTGCAGTTGCAATTGCCAACCAATGTGGCGGCTGACTTTGAGGGCCAACTTGCCGCAAAGCAAGCGCAAGAAGCCTCAGAGCAGGCGGCACGCGCCCAAGCAGATGAAGCCAAGCGTTTGGCCGCAGAAGCCGATCTTGCCCGTAAGCGTCAAATGGCAGAACTGCGGCTTGAGCAAGCCCGCAAGTCTAAGATTGAGGCTGGTGAGCGTGCCGCTGATGCAAAGAGAAAGGCAAACACTGCCAAACAGCAGGCGGCATCTCAGGCAAAGTCTGATGCTGGCAAACTAGAGACCGCTCAGATCAGCGCCAGAACTGCACAGCAGACTGCCAAAGAAGCGGCGGCGGCTCAACCAAGTGGCCTGACAATGGCCGCTCGTGAGGCTGGCCGCAGGTTTTCCGAGAAGTTGCCCGTCATCGGTAATGTGCTGGGTGCCGCTGGCGCTACCTTGTCAACGCAAGAGGCTGTGGATCGATACAAACAAGGCGACTACTCTGGATCGGTTTTGGGGGCCATAGAGGCCGCTTTAAACACCGCGTCGATGGCACCGCCTACCAGCCCAGCAGGATTGGCTATAAAGGGCGTAGGGGCCGTCGGAAGCATTGGCATGATCCCTGTTTGGATTGCCCACGATTATTTTGGAAACAAAGGCCCGTGGTCACCAAAAAAAGAGCCACAAAAGGCCCACGGTGGGTTAACATTGATGCGGTAGTTGCAGTTGCCACTCTCCTACCCTTGGCCCCCAGCAATGGGGGCTTTTTTATTGCTCAAGGAAATCGGCTTGACCGATCTTTAGCGGGCCACTCTTGACGCGCCATTGCAGATTGCTTTGATTGTCGATGGTGTACATGATCAGCCACGACAGCATCTCTGCACTCAAGGTGTCGCCGCACTCGGAGACATCCCAGTATTTGATCCCTTCGACCTCGCGCTCGGTAACGATGGCTCCAGACTTGTCTGGGCGCATCCACAGGGGCAAGGTGTCCTCCTTCAGCCACACGCATTTGTAGGTCTTGCAAGGGTCTTCTGGGCGGGTCTCGTAGATGCCGCAACCCTTGTCAAGGTAGAAGCAGGGGCGACCCGGCTGGAAGGTGTGGCCGTGGGCCTCTCCACTTAGCCAGCCCTCACAGCAGGCCGTGCATTCACCGCAGGCGCGTGCTGGCAGTATCGGTATCACTTTGTCGGTCATGCGTTTCCTGCTGGCGTAACAAAAAGAAGTTGCGTCTGGATGAACTGCCGCTGGGCCTCTTCGACACCAGCGTCAAATCCTGCCGAGAACGCATCCATCAAGGCTTCGTCTATTTCGGCCTCTGATTTTCCAACGAGCGGGAGACCTCTAGGTTCATATGGCTTACGATCTTCACGCATCTTTGATGTTCCTTTGCGGCAATGATAGGCTCAACATACGCCGCAATTTTGTGCGCAAATTGAACGATGTCTACATCGTCAGCAACAACCGCATTAGGTTCATGCAGATCGCAGTAGAAAAAAATTTGTTTGATGGTTTCTTCACTCAGCATTTTTGTTCTTCCAGAGTTCCCAGTTGATGATAGTGGTTCGTGCAATTGATCGTTGCGCCAGCGCCTTGTAGGGATTGATGTCATTGTCGAGAAACTCTTCAACAATCATGTCTTTTTGCAGAAACAATTCGTGGCGCTCGGCCTTGTCCTTGTTCTCCCATAAGGTTCCATCGCTGGCTCTGAATGCTTCAATTTTTTGCATGATTACTTGTGGTCGTTCTTGAGTTGCCAGAATGCCAGAAGGTGCAGGAACATCTCCCAGCCTGTGTTCAGGTCTTCGAGGGGCCACTCCTTGACCACCACGAGACCCGGGACATTGCGCGAGACAAACACATTGGCACACCGTGCGGTGGGCACACCAAGGCCAACGCGGTACGCGGCCAACTGCATCAGATGCTCATCGTATCCACCAATCTTGTCTGGGTCGGTAAACTCTTTGGTTTTGATGTCAGCCACAAAGCCGCCGTCCGATTCAGAATAGAGGTCGCATTTGCCCCCAAAGCCTGCCTCGTGCGCAAAGGCTCGTTCGCTGATCCATGTGCGTGGGCCAGCCCAGTTGTCAATTGCTTGCGTGCAGGCGGCAACCATCTCGGCGTGCTTGCCTGTGTTCTGTCCTTCATAGTGTCCTTGTATCGATGCATGGATGTCTGTTCCAGCATCCGCCGCAGAACGACCCTGTTCTTTGGAATCGTTGATGATTCGGTCGATGTATTCCTTTTCAGGTTCGTCTGGGCGGCGTGGAAGCGTTAACGCCGCATACAACACTTGCTGTTGCATCCAAGCCAGCAAGGCTGGTTTCGCGGCGATGTTAAGGATTGTAGTGACACTGGGCACCAAGTTCATTGTGCGGGCGTCGCGCAGAGTAGTGTTACGCTGACCCCCCTTCTTGGCCTCTACGGTGTACATAGGCACGCCATCGCGGGTGTACCAGTGATTTGACTCAGATGCTCGTGGTGCTGATGCTTGTAGCATTTTCTTTCTCCAGTTTTTTCTTTGCGTGATAAGCCTTTACTGCGGCACCTATTCTTGCTCGACCTTCTGCGCTCATTGTTGATTGCTTCCGAGGCTTCTTTGCCTCTGGTGTCTTGCCCTCAAGCACTTTAATCTTGGCCTTCAAGTACAAAATCTCAGTGTTCGCGTCAGCAAGGCTAAACCGCAAACTTTCAATTGCGTTCTGTATATTGATTTTTTCTGCGTTTGAAATAAACATAGCCACTCTCCTTTGGTTTAAAACGGGATGTCGTCGTCCATATCGTCAAAGCCTGAACCTTTGGAGGCACTTGGGGCTTTGGCGGATTGATTGCCTTGACGGGCCTGCCACTCAGGTGACTGCTCGATTTTGGCGCGAAGGTTGTCACTGAAGGACTCAAACATATCCATGTCTGGACTTTCAATGTAGAACGCGGCGCACTTGTTGTGACCTTCAGGCAGATTCGCCTTCATGGCCTTGGGCACCGAGTTGATGTTAGCAATGTTGGTGTACTCTTTGCCGTTGTTGCCCACCGCCTTGGTGATCGCAATCATGGCCCAAGCGCCAAGCACATTGTCAATTTGAAAACCGCGCAACTCGTCGGCAGTGAACTCACGGCCACGCCAAGTCTGTAGGTCTTTTCGCAGGGTGGCTTTCTCAGCCAGTGACAGCGTGAAGTTCTTGCTGATTGACATCGGCTCACCCTTGGCCGTGACCAGTGGTTTGCCTGCGTCGTCTTCGCCATGCACTTCAAACTGCAACATGACCTTCGGCAGGTTTTTGATCTGTCCAAGGTATTCGCTTTTTTGTGTTCCAAGGTCAACGATGCGGTAGCACCGCGCCAAGTACATCCCCGGGGGCACTGGGGTAAAGGTTCCGCCGCCGCCACTTTCTCTCGCTATTAAAGCCATCATTCGCTCCTAGTTTCAGTTAATTTTGGCCGTCTAGACACCCCGCACTCAAAGCGGATGGTGTTCCAGTCGTCCTCGTTTGCAACGCCTGTCTCAGCCCGTTCTAGAGCCTCCTCAAGCATTTGTTGCCTCTCCAGCATCGCTTGGTTGTATTCCTCTTCGCTGTGCATACACTCTTCCTTCGCTGTTGATGTGTTGGTATCATACACTCTTTAACTTATTTTGCAATAGTGCTTGCACAAATGATTTTTTGGTGTATGATCAAGTTTCACTAACACAAGGAGTCACGATGACATTAGAAGATTTTTTTGAAGACAAGCCACGGGGGGCGAAGATTGCGTTGGCACGACACTTGGGCATAACCAAGCAGTGGATGGCGGCAATCATCACAGGACGCGGGTTGGCAAGTGCAGAGGTTTGCGCCGCGATTGAACGGTACACAAAAGGCAAGGTGTTGCGTGCAACATTGCGGCCTGACATTTTTGGAGAACTCAAGTGATCTGGTACAAATTCTATTTAGGCGACTACATCACACACACCAACCACCTATCGGATGCCGAAGACTTGGCATACCGCCGCCTGCTTGATTTGTACTACATCAGCGAGAAACCAATCCCACTTGAAACCGAATCGGTTGCACGCAAAATCCGCCTTGATTTGGATATAACCGAATCGGTTTTGGAGGAATTTTTTGACAAGGGTGTTGACGGGTATCGCAACAGTCGTTGTGATGCTGAAATCGCGAAGTACCAGCATCAAGTTGAAAATAATCGACAACTCGGAAAGCGAGGCGGCAGGCCGAAGAAAACCGAATCGATAACCGAAACGAAACCGAAGGTTAACCCTAAACAGATACAGATACAGAATAAGAATATATCGTCGGTGACACCGACAACATCACGATTCAACGACTTCTGGTCTGCATGGCCTTCGTCAAAAAGGAAGGTTGCCCGCGCCGAGTGCGAGAAGAAGTGGGCCAAGCACAACCTCGAAATGGTGGCCGACACCATCATTGCCAGCGTGAACAAGTTGAAGCGCACCGAGCAGTGGACATCAGGCTTTGACCCTGCGCCTTTGACCTTCATTAACCAGCGCCGCTGGGAAGACGATTCAGGCGAACAGCAGGCAACAGGTCGGAGGGTGATATGACCCCAGCCGAGCGTTTTGTTTCGCGTCTAGGCAAGGTCAGGGGCCGCAATGGTTCATGGACTGCACAGTGCCCAGCACACGAGGACAAGTCACCATCTCTGTCAGTTCGGGAGACCGAAGATGGTCGCGTGCTGGTGCATTGTTTTGGTGGTTGCGCGGTGCATGATGTGGTCGGTGCAGTCGGCATGGAAATGAACGACTTGTTCCCACCAGAAGACAAAAAGCGCGACTGGAACGATACAGGCAAGCCCAAGGTCAAGCCAGCGTTCTACGCCAGCGACCTCTTACGCATTGCGTCGTTTGAGTGCTTGGTGGTGATGCTTGCGGCATACGACATGAGCAAGGGCAAACAACTCAGCAATGAGGACATGGAGCGATTAAAAGTGGCACAACAGCGAATTGAGGAGGTAGTGGTATATGCAGGTGTCTGAGATACAAAAACGGGCCAAGGAATTGGACGAGGCGCGGCGCATTCGGATTGTCAAGCCTGATGAGGTTGACTTCGAGAAGTACATCAAAGCCAACGATGTTGGTCAGAAGGTACGCGGCGCAATGGAATTTTTAGAAGAGGTGCGCGAGGACTTCATCAACCCCAAGGAGGAGCCGCACCAAACAATGCCGTGGCCGAAGACGCACCAAGGTTTTGGTTTTCGCGCAGGTGAGGTGACGCTGTACGCTGGCGGCAACGGTGGCGGCAAGTCAATGGTCACTGGACAGATTGCTTTGCATTTGATCAAGCAGGGCCAGAAGGTAATGATTGCATCGTTTGAGATGAAGCCCAAGCGCACATTGACGCGTATGCTTCGACAGTTTGCAGGCGAGAACATTTACAACCCGATGTATGTGAACAAGCAACAGCACTTGATGGACTTGGTCACTAGGTTGCAAAACTTTTCGCACGGCAAGTTGTGGCTGTACGACCAGCAGGGAACGGTTACATCACAACAGGTCATTGCAGTGGCCCGATACAGTGCAGTTGAGTTGGGTGTGCAACACATTTTCATTGACTCGCTGATGAAGTGCGTGTCTGGTGAAGACGACTACAACGCGCAGAAGATGTTCGTTGACGAGTTGACCGCGCTGGCGCGTGATCACAATGTCCATGTGCATTTGATCCATCACATCCGAAAGTTGGCAAGTGAAGAGATACAGCCAAACAAAAACGACATCAAGGGATCGGGCGCGATAAGTGACCAAGTTGACAATGTGTTGATGGTCTGGCGCAACAAAAAGAAGGAACACCAAGCGCAGACTGGCCCAGTCGATCCAATGATCCCTGATGCCATGTTGATGTGCGAGAAGCAACGCAACGGTGAGGCCGAAGATTGGTACTCGCTTTGGTATCACAAAGACAGTCAGCAGTTTGTTGAGTACGACAACAGCGTGCCGATGTCTTTTGACAATGGAGGAAGATTTTGAATGACGAGAAAGAAAAAAGAGCAAGAGACCGTGAGCATATGCACCGCTGTCTCGTTCGGGAAGTCATCAAGATGCGCATCAAAGATCGCGATGGTGCATACCGTTGGCTTCGTGGCTACAGTGACAACACTGGGCGTTGGAAGAAGGGGTGGAACGAACTTCATCCCGAATCAAAACTTGAAGAAGATGTTAGAGACCAATGGTCTAAAGGTAACCGAGGTAACGAAGGAGAATGGAAATGACAAAGCAAGACGCTGAACTAAGCCCTTTAGCAAGGCAACTACTTGGCAACTCTGGGGCCATGAAGTTATTCACGCAAACTGAATTTGATGAGGCATTGAGAGAAGCGAAAGCAGAGATCATGGCAATTGCAATTCAGACCAGCAAACAGGCAATTGCAATCGAGCGCAACGCGTGTGCCGACCTTGCGTTGCAGTGGAGCCAAGAAGAATTGTCGGAGGCAATCCGCCACCGCATGAGGCCAGTCAATGATTGAGATCACACTGCCGTGGCCTCCATCGGTCAACACATACTGGCGCAACTTTGATGGCCGCATGATCATCAGTGCAAAGGGGCGCGAGTATCGTGAGACCGTTGGTGACCAGATGACAGTGCAAAGAATGGTCAAGCATTACTCTGGCCCACTGCGCGTGGTGATCGAGGCGTGGAGGCCAGACAAGCGACGCAGGGATTTGGACAACCTGCTTAAAGCAACTCTTGATGGACTGGCGCACGCTGGTGTGTACGAAGACGATTCACAGATTGTTGACCTGCGCATCTACTGGGCACCAGACATCGGTGGGATGTTAAAAATAAAGATCGAGGAGATCGAATGAAACAAGAACCTGAATGGATTGACATCGTTGCGTTAATTGCGATGCACTCGCTGTTGCAGACAGCACCAAAGAACGCAAGGAGCGAGGACATTGCACACGAGGCATATAGGCAAGCGGAGGCAATGATGGAGGCAAAAGAAAATTATGGTGAGTGACCTCTTTAATATTTTGATGATTATGTTGATGTTGACGGGCGCGTTGTGTTGGATTGCAACGATTCTTTTGTGTTGGTATTACTGGTCGTGTAACAAAAAAAAGGAGAAGTAAATGTTTGAATCATTCGGAGATTTTTTTTGGACATTCATGGCAATGAGTGGCTTCATGTTTTGGATTTGTCTGGCAATTTTTGTCGGCATGGTGATCAAGCGCAATCGCGAAAAGAAAAGGAGAATGTTTTATGAGTGAAGACAGAGACCCACACAAAGCGGTGGACTACATCCTGAAGAACGCCGCGCTATTTGCCCGTGCGAAGGCAGAGCGCACATACATCGAGCATTACCGTAAGAGTTTGAAGGGCATCCTGATGAAGCGGTCGATGGAGACCGCCATCGGGGCGCAGGAGCGTGAAGCGTATGCACACCCAGAGATGGTCGAGTTGCTCAAGGGATTGCAAGCGGCTGTCGAAATCGAGGAGAAATTGAAGTGGGACATCACAGCCGCAGAACTCAGGGTGGAAATTTGGCGCACTGAGCAAGCGAACAACAGGGCCGAAGGAAAGGCCACGATGTGAACACCTTTCAAGCAACCGTGATGCAGACGACTGGTTGGGTGCTGGTTTTGCTCGATGGCTGGGCAATGCACACCCACTGGGTGGCCGCACTCGGTTTTGTTTTTTTAATTTATTCAATGTGGAGCATATGCATGAAGACACCAGAAGACGAAGCGTTTGAGGATTTGGAGAAAGCCCTTGGCTGGCGCAAGCGACAGATCGTCCAGCGTCAACTCACTGCCGAAGAAAACATTCTGCGTAACGAGACACTTGAAGAGGTGGCCGTTGAGTTCGATGGCATGAAATCGTTCGGGGATACAGCCGCCTCCTTCGCGGCATATGTGCGGGGTATGAAGCAATGACCGACAAACCAAAGACCTGTCAGGTGTGCCGCCTTAACCCAGCAGAGGTGAAGGGCAGGAACAGCAGGGGGGCACCGCAGTGGCGATGCCAGACCTGCCACGACCTCAAGAATCGTGGCGGCTTTACCAAGGGTAAGCAATGACCACGCTGAAAGAAAAAAAGCACATGAGCGCGGTGGCCGAGTTGGGTTGTGCTGTCTGCCGCAGGATGGGGTACGAGGGCACGCCCGCTGAACTACATCATCCAAGGCGATTAGCGGGGGGCTGGGGGCGTTCTAGCCACATGAGTGTCATACCGCTATGCCCAGAGCATCATCGCGGCTCTACGGGCCTCCACGGCCTTGGCACTAAGGGTTTCGAGGCGCACTACGGCTACGACGAGGCAGACCTGCTCAAAGACACCTTGTTGTTGCTGGGCCACGAAGTTAGGGAAACTACCTAGAAAATAATTTAAAAAAGTCTTGCACAGGTGAAATATGGTGTTACACTTACCTCACTGACCAAGCAATTGTTGCAAGGCAGAACCAGAGAACAGAAAGCGAATCATGAACAACGACATCAACTTCACATCAGTAGACACACTCGGCTCACTCTTGGCGCAGATCGCTGATCTGACAAAGCAGGCCGATACCATCAAGGACGGCATCAAGGACAGCGCCAGCGCAGGCGGCGCAAAGGTTGTCGAGGGTGCGCTGTTCAAGGCCACTTACATCGAGACTAACCGCTCAACCGTTGACTACAAAAAAGTCTTGGCCGCTCTTACCGCTTTGTTGCAAGAGCAAAACAAAGAAATCGATGCCAACAAAATTGTTGCTGGCTTGATTGCATCAAGCACAAACACTTCCGCTGTGTTCAGTGTGAAGGTCACCAGCAAATAAACCCAATGCCCCTTCGGGGGCTTAACCAAAACGAAAGCGAATCGATTATGAACGACCCTAAAATTTATTTAAGTTACAGCGAACGCGGCTGGATTTTGATCAACCAAGGTTCGCCACTGTGCGACTACAAAAAGACCAAGGCCGAGGTCATGGAGGTTGTGAAGTTTTTCAAGATCACACTGCCAGACTGCACATGGAATGGCGACCGTGGTGAGTTTGTTGTTACAGACACAATCGAGGAAACAGCATGATCGATCAATTCGATATGTTCGATGGTGAGGGCGCGTTCTTAGGCAAGATGCGCCACAACTGGAACAAGGCCATTGAGGGCGAGGGCGCGTTCTGCCCTTGCTGTGGCAAGTGGGGCAAGGTCTACAAAACCAAGATAAGCCAGCACCTTGCATTGTGCCTGCGATGGATTAGCACACACGGCGATGCTGATGGCTGGGCTGATGTGCAGAACACTGGCCCGCGTTTCATGCTGAAGAGCAAGACCTACACACTGCTGGAGCATTGGGACTTGATCGAGTCAAAGTCAAACCGCTCTGGCATCTGGCGTGCAACGCTGAAGGGCCAAGACTTTGTCAGTGGCCTGATCAACCTGCCCTCTGCTGTCCACATTTACGACAACAGGGTGTGGGGCTTTGAGGCCGACGAGGTTTCGTTTCGCGGGTGCTTCGGAAAGCACTTTGACTTTGACGAGATGATGTCTGACCAATTCAAATGGGCCAATCTTCAGGAGAAAAAATAATGAGCGAGACCACCATGAGCGAATACATCAAGGGCTTCGACGCAGGCTACGGCTATGTCCTGCAAGAGGTCGAGAATTACATCAAGCAATACCCAGACAACAAGTTTGTGCTGGAGGAGTTGTTGGCCCATCTCAAGATGGAGGGCAAGCCAGAATGACCGATCTGTTTGGACATGAAGAGTTTGATTGGCGCAAAGAGTGGCAAGGTATGCCAGAGTTCTTTCAAGAGGACTTGATGCCACAGCGTGTGATCAATTTGCGCTTCCGATGCGAAGAGGATGTGCAGGAGTTTGCCAAGTTGATTCAGCAGACAATCACGCCCAAGCAGAAGGCGCTCTGGTTCCCCTTCGCTGAGTTCCGCAGGGCCGCGCATTTGAGGTGGGTTGATGAACCCTAAGTACCCCATCTACATCGTGTCTAAGGGTCGCTGGGAAACGCGGCTGACAAGTAAGGCATTGGAGCGAATCAATGTGCCCTACTACATCGTGGTGGAGGAGCATGAGCGCGACAGGTATGCGGCGGTGATTGACCCAAGCAAGGTGCTGGTGTTGCCAGCGGGTTACCTGTGGAATTACGACACTTGCGACGAGTTGGGTGAGGCGCGGGGAAAAGGCCCCGGGGCCGCTCGAAACTTTTGCTGGGATCACTCCATGAGCCTCGGCCATGCTAGACACTGGGTCATGGATGACAACATCGCTTCGTTCAACAGACTTAACCGCAACCTTATGGTCAAGGTCACATCAGGCACCATTTTTAAAGCC